CACGATCACGAGTGATAGCGCAGAGCCTAAGTCCGTAAATGATTACAGAGATTTCGGATTGCCTGCTAGACCAGCGATCAAAGGACCAGGAAGTATTGAATACTCCATGAAGTGGCTGCAAAGAAGAAAACTCGTGTTTGACCCTGTCAGAACTCCGAATGCAATGAAAGAGTTTAAAAAGTATGAGTACGAGCGAGACAAAGACGGAAATATCATCAGCGGTTATCCGGATAAGGATAATCATTTGATTGACGCAACCAGATATGCCACAGAATCAATGTGGACTAGAAGGGGGAACAGCGCATAATGAATAGCAAAGAAAACATATTTAAATGTTTGGAAATTCTGGACAAATTCCAGTTCTTCCAAGGACAAAGAGCTGGAAGAGAATTGTGGAATGATAAACCAGTAAAGATACAGAACGAAGATATAAAGAATTTCAATAAAGACATAGAGTTTATCAGAAATGTGCTGAAATCAACTAATTCAGGTGATTAAATGGGACTTATGACAACACTAAAAAGGTGGTTTAACATGATATTCAAAAAACAAGCCGAAGAGGATTTTAATATCCAGGCAGCAGAATTTCCAGAGATGGAATCGCTGATTAACCGGTGTGCGAACATATACAGAGGTGTGCCGGAATGGTTAGATGATAAAAATGGCATCAAGACAATTAATTTCGCGAAATCCGTCTGCTCAGAAACAGCCCGGCTCGTAACACTGGCGATCGGGATTCAGATAGACGGTTCTGCAAGAGCTACATGGCTTCAGGAGCAGATTGACAAGGTATATTTCCAGATTCGGCACTGGGTAGAATATGGATGCGCTTACGGAACGGTATTTATCAAGCCAAATGGCGAGAGCCTTGACGTATTCACTCCGGCAGATGTGATAATTGTGGATTATGACAACCAAGAAATCAAAGGGATTATATTCAAGGATTCTTACACTGTCGGACGAAAATACTATACACGGCTTGAATATCATAGGTTTGTTGAGACCACCGTGGATGGTACGACAACTTATCCGTACTATGTTTCCAACAGAGCATATGTATCAAAATCTCCTCAGAGCATCGGTGATAAGATTGACCTTAAACAGACCAAGTGGGCTGACCTCATGGAAGACACACCGCCGATTCTCAAGGCAAACGGTGAGAAGCTGGACGGACCTCTGTACGGAGTGCTACGGACACCACAGGCTAATAATGTGAATATCAGTACGCCATTGGGCTTACCGATATTTGCAGAAGCTATCGAAGAGCTGAAAGACCTCGATATTGCATACAGCAGAAATGCCGGAGAGATTTTTGATTCTCAGAAGATTGTTCTGGCAGATGATAGACTACTGATGCCAAGCGGTACGCCTGTGTCAGCCATGTCACCACAGGGTATGGAGAACAGACGGAATGAGATGAACTTGCCACACTTTGTCAAGAATGTGTTCGGGCAGGACGAAAAAGAGTTTTACCAAGAAATCAATCCACAACTCAACACAGATACCCGTATAAGCGGCATAAATGCCCTTTTAAGCCAGTTAGGATACAAGATTGGATTCTCCAATGGATACTTTGTTTTTAATGAAAAAACCGGTATGGTGACGGCTACGCAGGTAGAAGCAGACAACCAACGGACAATTCAGTTTATCAAGGACGTTCGGGATAAACTAGAGTGTTGTTTGAATGACACTATATACGCCTTAAATACATTTGCAGATTTGTATGGCATCGCACCAGATTCTAACTGGATTTACGACGAAAAGAAAAAGAAATACGTCCAGTATATAGTTAATTATGATTTTGGCGATTTTACATACAACAGAGAAGAAGACAGGATAGCGTGGTACAGTTATGTAAATTCCGGATATGTAACATTTTGGCGTTATTTAGTGAAGTTTTATGGATATACCGAAGAGGAAGCAAAAAAAATTTCACAGGAAGCCAAAGAAGAAAACAAAACGAGAGGCTTTTTTGAAGAAGAGTAATGAGGTTAAAACAATGGTCAAAGAAGCCGAGCCAAAAGAGCCAACATTATTTGGAGAGGAGTAAAAAGATGGCAGATAAACCAGTAACAAGGGAAGAAAAATATCTTGCGTACTTGACAGGCGATTATAAAGGTGAACTCCCGAAGCCAATTACGAGAAAAGAGAAGTATTTATACGAATTGTGCCTAAAAGGAATTGGCGGTGAGATCTCGCCGGAAGAAATAAAGAATGCAGTAAATGAGTACCTTGAAAAGAATCCAGTCAAACCCGGAGCCACGACAGAACAGGCGCAGCAGATCGAGCAAAACAAGACGGATATTGCTTCTTTGAAAGCGGATATATCCACCAAAATCACTAAATTTTATGCATCAAATCAGGGCGAAACTCATATCACTGATTCTGATGACGGAAAGATTCAAGATATGATGATATACGGAAAATCATCACAGGATGGAACACCAACGCCAGAGAATCCAGTTGAGATTAAGAGTGTGGTGAATCCGACTGTGAAGGTGCGTGGGAAAAATTTATTTGGCGGAAAAGCATTTGCGAATAAAATTGTAGAATTAGGTGGAACTCTTGATGAAGCGAATGGAAAGGTAAGTATCGCAGCAAGTGCAGTAAGCAATAAGACTGTTTTCGAATTTCCTGATGAATCGAAAAGCTATACTATTATTCTATCTGGAGAAAATATGAACTCTAATAAGCAGTCTACGAACTTAAGAACGGATAAGGGAGCTTGCAACTTTTTCGTGGATAGATGTAGTATAACTACAGTAACTGGCGCAAAAAAGATTTTTGGAGTATATGAGACGCATACTGCCATATATGATTATGAAAAATGTGGAATATTTGAAGGTACTTTAACCTATGATGACTTCGAACCCTACCATGAACAGACCGTCACTCTCCCATATACATTGAATGCAATCCCTGTTTCAAGTGGCGGTAACGTCACAATTAATGGTCAGCAGTATATTGCGGATTATGTGGATGTGGAACGTGGGAAGTTGGTGAAGAAGTTAAAAAGTTTCACAAGAACGGATATAAAAACTCTTCATACATGGGGCACAAATGCAAACGCTGATAATATTACAGGATTCTTTTTTTATACAAAAGATAGTGATCTTCCGGAAACTGATAATGCTGTTATGATGTCTACAATCTTACGATATAGTAATAATGCATGGGGTGGAAGCGAGGTTGGATGTGCTATGAATATTGAAAATAATTATACAATATTAAGTGTTCCAACATATGCGCTAGAAGATAGTTCTTCCGATGAAAACGCGTGTGCATCGTTTATGAAAATTTGTGAAAACACAAATGCTATTTTCTTCTATAGTATGGCATCTTCCATCGAAACCGACCTCACACCAGAAGAGATTGAAGCATTTAAAGAACTTGTAACCTATTATCCAGTAACAAACATCAGCACCAATTCAGAACAGTTGGACGGATCTACAGTATTTAATTATCCGATTTCAATGAAAAACGGATGGGATTATGTTAAGAAACAGCTCAATGACAATCGAGATTACATCTATGATATGGATTTACAATCCGCAGAAGCCTATGTCAACAGCGAATACGCAGTAGCACTTACAGAATTGGAGGTATGATTATGTTATATAGAACATTATTAAAACTTAAAGAAAGAAACGGTCTGACAGACGATTTAAAGAATAAGATTGATATTTTCTTCGCAACAGGCAGGATTACAGAGGAGCAGTACAATGAGCTGATGGATGTTAATAAGGAAGAAGAACCGAAAGCGGAAACTAATTAACTAAAAGAAGTTTTAGTTAAGTAACAAAGCCAAAAACATGTACCACAACATTTATTGAAAGAGGTGATATACTATGCTTAGTCCTGAATATTTACGCCGGATAACAGAGGGCAGTGAACAAATTGCAGAAGAATTACATCAGTATATCATCTCTGAGATCGTGTCTCGAATGATGGCGAGAATCGGCAGGGGCGAGGACTATATTCTGACCAATGCCGATGCGTGGAGAATCAGAACGTTACAGGAATCCGGCGAACTGTTAGAGGACATTCTGGCAGAACTATCCAAATACACCAAACGTGAACAGCAGGAACTTCTTGAGGCGTTTGAAGATGCCGGAATCACTGCAATGAACTATGATGACAAGGTATATAAGGCGGCAGGATTAAGCCCTGTACCGCTCGAACAATCTCCAGCTATGATAAGACTCATGGAACGGAATATGCTTGCGACTATGGGTGAGTGGAAGAATTTCACAAGAACAACCGCAAGTGCCGCTCAGAGACTCTATATCGAGCAATGTGACCTTGCTTATAATCATGTGATGACTGGGGCAGTTGGGTATACGCAAGCCATTAAAGAGGCAGTTAACAACGTTGTAAGTGATGGCGTTACCGTCACATATCCATCTGGCAGAAAAGACACGATTGAAACAGCAGTTGCACGTTCTGTCAGAACTGGTGTGGCGCAGGCTACGGGGGATATATCTCTAAAACGCATGGAAGAAATGAACTGGGATTTAGTTCTGGTCAGTGCTCACATGGGGGCCAGAACAGGTGACGGCGGCGAGAATCCCGGAAACCACTCCTGGTGGCAAGGCAAGATATACTCTCGTTCTGGCAAGAGTAAGAAATTTCCACCGTTTTCATTGACCGGATATGGAACGGCAAGCGGACTGTCAGGGGTCAACTGTCGGCATAGTTTCGGAGCCAGTGACGGAGAATTCAATCCCTATGCAGAACTATCAGCACAGGATAAAGTCAACAAAGGTAAGCAGTACGAAAAAGAACAGCGGCAACGTACTTATGAACGGAGAATCCGCAAAACAAAGAGAGAAGTTCTCGGAATGCAAGCGGCGGTTGATAACTGTAAGGATGAACAGACAAGATTCGCACTTCAGCAAGACCTTGACCGGAAGTCTTATCTTTTGCAGAAACAAAATGCTGCATATAAAGATTACTGCAAACAGAATGACCTGAGGGAACTGCAAGACCGGCTCATGATCGCTAAATGGAACCGCCAGAACGCCGCAAAAGCCAGAGGAGCGGCAAAGAGATATAAAACAGCAAAGGGGATTGACTGATGGACAGATGGGAATATTTCAATCCGAATCCTGTTAAGGATAAGAGAACAGGAGATTGCGTTGTCCGGGCAATATGCAAAGCAACCGGGCAGGACTGGGAAACGGTATTCGCCGGATTAATGATACAGGCGTGCACTCTGTCAGATATGCCAAGTGCAAATTATGTCTGGGGTGCGTATCTCTATAAGCATGGATACAGACGCAAACTGATCGAACAGTCAGAACGATATATCTATACAGTCAATGACTTTTGCACAGATCATCCGACAGGCACATACATTCTCTGCATAGATGGCCATGTGGTGACAGTACAAGATGGCAAATATTTTGACACATGGGATTCCGGTAATGAGATTCCGGTATATTACTGGGAAAAGGAGAATAAATGAGCATATCAGAATTTGTACAAATTTTTCTCTCTATCTGTGGAGGGGTATCCATTGTTGGAGGGGCGGCAGCCGTAATCTTTAAATGGATTACTCCGGCATTCCGGCTTAATAAGCGAGTAGAGACACTGGAAGAGCATGATAGACGAGATTATGAAAGTCTTCAGAGAATTGCAGAACGTGATTCATTGATTTTGGAAGTGCTATCAACCATGCTGGACAGTCAGATTAGTGGGAACAATGTCGAGGAGTTAAAAAAAACAAAACAGAAGCTCACGGAGTATCTTGCACAGAATCAACGTTAATTGCATTAATAAGGGGTATGCTCATGAAATTATATGTGTTCACTAAGAAAGATATAGACAGGTTCTTGTTAGAGTGTAATTTTACGCCGGATGAGGAAAAGCTGTTCCGGTTGAGATGTAAGGAATACACTCTTGAATACTGCGCTGAACAAATGAATGTGAGTATATCCACGGCAAAGAGATTAAGTAGAAGAGTAAATAATAAAATTATAAAAGTATGCTAAAAGGAGAGACAATTTGCCCCTCCTTTTTTACACAAAATCTTCTTTTACAGCCCTTTCAAGCAATAAAATTACGTATTCTGGTGGGTTTCTTTTGCCGCCTTCCCAGTTTTCAATTGTTCTTTTAGGAATTTTGTATTTATCGGAAAAAGCCTGTTGGCTTAATCCAGAAAATGAACGAATTTCTTTAAACTTCATTCTTCTTCCTCCTCTTCGCCATTTTTTAACGCGTCCAATCTTTCCTGGTTTATTCGATTCATTTCAGCAATCATAAATTTGATTGCTTTCCACAAATTTTTCACCTTTTGGCTGCCCACTTTTGCGTACATGTAGCCCGCACTGTTTACGGAAAAAATCGTATCTTTTACTTTTGCAAATTCTCCATATTTCCCTTCGCTGGTTCCAATAGTCCAATATTTGCCACCATCAACAGGAATACTCAACCATCCCTGGTTGTTAGGCGTTAGACAAGCTTGAACTTTTTCTACAGCCTTATGACCATATCTGTAAATCTCATTCTGTCCGGCGTTAATATAACGATAATCCTTATACATATTTTTGTTCCTCCTTAATTTTATATCTTCCCTGTTTCTGATATTATCATACCACTCAATGAGTGATATGTCAATACTTTTTTGATACTTTTTTGAACTTTTTAGATTGATACATCTATGCAAAAATATAATCAGAAAGGCGGTGCATAAGATGGCATTATACAACAATCCTTATCAATACAGTTTTGGCGTTCCGGGGCAGATGAACCAGTTCCAGCAACAGCCTGTCCAGATGCCAGCTCAACCAGTACAGCAACCACAGCAGAATAATAATGGTATCCTGTGGGTATCCGGCGAAGTTGGCGCAAAATCCTATCTGGTAGCACCCGGGACAAGTGTTTTACTGATGGACAGTGAAAGTGAAAAGTTCTACATAAAGTCCACAGACGTTTCCGGTATGCCACAACCATTGCGGACGTTTGAATACCACGAGGTAGGCACTCAGATGCCACCTAAACAACCTGTTCAGAACATGGACAAATATGTCACCAGACAGGAATATAACGATTTAAAGGGCAAATACGAAGCTATCATAAACCGATTAAATTCTTTTTCTGAACCTGTTAGAGCTAATACCGTACAGGAATCAGCAGCCAAGGGAGGAAATGCAGATGAGTAATCCATTATTCAATGCACTTGGTGGTGGAATGCCACAGGGGAACGGGCCAATGCAGATGATACAGCAGTTTATGCAGTTCAAGCAGAACTTTAAGGGGAATCCAAAGGAAGAAGTTGAAAAGATGCTACAGTCTGGGAAGATTTCTCAGCAACAGCTTAATCAGGTTCAGCAGATGGCAGGACAATTTCAGCACATGTTAAAAGGAATGAAATAGTACATTACAATCTGGCCAGATTGATGTAAATACACAATAAAGGAGATTATATTATGGATGGAAATTATAGCTTATCAGATATAGCCGCCGCTACTGGAAACGGTAGAAATAATGACGGCATGTTTGGTGGAGATGGTGCATGGTGGCTTATCGTGCTTTTCTTGTTCGTATTCTTCGGATGGGGAAACAACGGCTGGGGCAATAATGGCAACGGCGGCGGATATGCAGCCACAGCAGCTACTCAGGCAGACATTCAGAGAGGATTCGATAACTCTGCAGTAATCAGCAAGCTTGATGGAATCAACAATGGTCTCTGCGATGGATTCTACGCAGTGAACAATGGTATGCTTACCGGTTTTAACGGAATCAACGCCAACATCATGCAGACTGGCTTCGGAATCCAGCAGGCTATTAATGCCGATACTGTGGCTAATATGCAGAACACCAACGCTTTACAGGCTCAGCTTGCGAACTGCTGTTGTGAAACCAGAGAAGCAATCCAGGGCGTAAACTACAATATGGCACAGAACACCTGTGCATTGCAGAATACGATGAATAGCAACACAAGAGACATTATTGATAGTCAGAACGCAGGAACAAGAGCAATTCTTGATTATCTTTGCAATGAAAAGATTTCCAACCTGCAGGCTGAGAACAATGACCTCAGACGCGCCGCTTCTCAGGACCGCCAGAGTGCACTTCTCACAACTGCAATGGCTTCACAGACACAGCAGCTCATTAATGCAATTAATCCGGCACCGATTCCGGCATATCAGGTTCCTAATCCGAACACATTTTACGGATGCGGATGCAACACCGGATGCAATTGCTGATAACTTCATATTGAGAGTATCTTTCGATTGATTCGAATGTCGGCTTATGCCGTATTACACAGAGGGGCAGGCCGAGACCTGTCCTTTTGTGATATGAAAGGAGTATTTTTATGGCAGAATTTACAAATGTAGCTGCTCAGACTGTAGCAGCAAATGAAAATGTAGTATATTCAAACGCAGCAGTTAAGGGTTCTAACTGCATTCAGCACAGAGAGGGAAGTGGAATCATCACTCTGAGAGGACTGACTAACCAGTGTAAAGCGAGATTCTTCGTGGATTTTTCTGGTAATATCGCAATTCCAACAGGCGGTACTGTCGGAGCTATATCTCTGGCTATTGCAATTTCTGGTGAACCGGTTCTTTCTTCTCAGATGATTTCCACACCGGCAGCAGTAGACCAGTACAATAATGTGTCCTCTGGCATCTATATTGATGTACCTCGCGGATGTTGCGTTAATATCGCAGTAGAGAACACAAGCGATCAGGCTGTTTCTGTTGCAAACGCAAACATTGTTGTAACCAGAGAAGCGTAGGAGGTGTGATTATGAGAGACATTAAAGACTTATGCGCAAGAATCGAAGACGAACTGTCCAAAATCGCTGATAATGGGCTAACCACCGGAAATCTGGAAATGGCATATAAGCTGATTGACATGTACAAAGATATAAAGAACACGCAGTACTGGGATAAGAAAGTGGAGTATTACAACACTGTCCTTGATGAGATGCGCGGTGGATACAATGACGATTACAGCGAGCGCGGAAGAAAGCGCGACAGCATGGGGAGATACAGTTCAAATGACGGCAGAATGATGCCAGATTACGACAGAGGTAGCTCTTATGCCAGACGTGGCGAACATTATGTCAGAGGGCATTACAGTCGTTCTGACGGGCGAGATGCCTATGATGATTACATGACACAGAAGCAGAGTTATCGTTCCGGAAAATCTGAGGACTGCAAAAGAAAGATGCTTGCCGCTCTGGAAGAGCATCTGGATGAACTCACAACAGAAATGAGTGATATGTCTAAGGACGCAGAGTGCCGAGAGGAACGTGATCTCGTCAAGAGATACGTGGAAAAACTCCGTGATATGCTCTAAAAACACAAAAGTGGTAGAGAGGTAGTTAAAAGAAATCTGTTATAATGTAATTGTGCAGCAGGAAACACAAATAAAACGGTTGTTTTTGACATTTTCGTTTTAATCCTCCTTTCTTTAATTTTTGTAGCTGGTGCGCACGCTTTAATGGAAAGTTAAACAGGTTCAAATCCTGTCGTGCGTATTTGCCATCTGGCACGCAAGATGGCTCACCTCCTTGATTAAGGTTTTTGTTATTCATGTTTTTTCTTTAAAAAAGAAATAAATATCCGAAACAACTCGTGGCAGGCATGACACGTTAAACACCTTGCTAACCCGGGAATCCGGGTTAATGGAAATATAGCTCTAGTGGTAGAGCAGTATCCGCATAGGATATTGGTTAGGGGTTCGATTCCCCTTATTTCCTTACCTCGCCAGTGGTCTAACTGGCTTAATCCATTTACCTGCGGCGGCAGGTCAATAAACACGACCAGGAGGATATATATGCAGAAACTTATTGACACACTTAAATCATTTGGAATCGAAATCCCGGAGGATAAACAGGCAGATATTAAGAAAGCACTCTCTGAGAATTACAAGAATGCAAAGGAAGTTGCAAAAACTCTGTCAAAAGTCGAGGGTGAGCGTGATAACTGGAAAGAACGTGCCGAGACAGCAGAAGAAACCTTAAAAAGTTTTGACGGTATCGACCCGGCAAATGTTAAAAGCGAGTTAGAGACTTGGAAACAGAAAGCGGCAGATGCAGAGAAAGAGTTTAACGCAAAAATCTACGACCGTGATTTCTCAGATGCTCTGAAAGCGGCACTCGATGATGTTAAATTTTCAAGTGAAGCTGCAAAGAAGTCTGTTATGGCAGACATTAAGGAAGCCGGATTAAAGCTGAAAGATGGTAAAATCCTTGGACTGAATGACCTGATTGAGCAGATGAAACAGTCTGACGCATCCGCTTTTGTGGATGAAGCTCAGCAGCAGGCTCAGCAGAATCAGGCAAGATTTACCACTCATGTTGGACAGCAGCAGACACCGGGAAACATGACAAAGAAAGATATCGAAGCAATCAAAGACCCGTCCGAGAGACAGGCTGCAATTGCTCAGAACATCCAGCTATTCCAGTGATTTTTTTTACACCGACTATACACCAGAGTATAGCCGCTAACCCAATACCTTAACAATTATGGGTAGAAAGGATTTTTTATATGGCAGCAAAAGCTAATCTTATTATGAGTAATGATATTCAGGTTACAGCACGTGAGATTGACTTCGTCACCAGATTCGAAAGAAACTGGCAGCACTTACGTGATATTCTGGGTATCATGAGACCTATCAAAAAACAGCCGGGTGCTGTACTCAAGTCCAAATACGCAGAGGGTACTTTGCAGAGCGGAAATGTTGGCGAGGGTGAGGAAATCCCTTACAGCAAGTTTACCGTAAAAGAAAAGACTTATGCGGAAATGACTATTGAGAAGTACGCAAAGGCTGTATCCATCGAAGCAATCAAGGATCACGGTTATGAGAACGCTGTTCAGATGACTGACGATGAATTCCTTTTCCAGCTTCAGACCAATGTTACCGAAAGATTTTACGACTATCTAAAAACAGGTACCCTCACATTCACAGAAACTACTTTCCAGATGGCTCTGGCAATGGCTAAAGGCCGTGTTGAGAACAAATTCAAACAGATGCACAGAAATGTGACTGGCGTTGTTGGATTTGTGAATATTCTGGATGTGTATGAGTATATCGGTGCAGCTGAGATTTCTATTCAGAATCAGTTTGGATTTCAGTACATGAAAGATTTCATGGGCTTCAATACTATTTTCCTGTTATCTGACAGTGAAATCCCGAGAGGACAGGTTATTGCTACGCCTGTTGAGAACATCGTTCTGTACTATGTTGACCCGAACGAATCTGACTTCGCAAGAGCAGGACTTGTATATACCGTTTCTGGCGAAACAAACCTGATCGGATTCCACACTCAGGGTAACTACCACACAGCGGTGTCTGAAGCATTTGCAATCATGGGGCTTACCCTCTTTGCAGAGTATATTGACGCTATCGCTGTTGGAACCATCAACACAACTCAGACGCTTGGAACTCTGACTGTAAACTCTGCAGCAGGAAGTAAGAGTGGAGATACTAAAGTGACCATTACTCCGGCAAAAGCAAGCGCAGGAAATGTGTACAAGTACAAAGTTGCATCATCTGAGACTACCGTAGACTACGGACAGAATGTGAAGAACTGGAGCGCGTGGGATGGCGAATCCGACATTACAGCAACAACAGGGCAGGTAATCACAGTGGTTGAATGTGACAGCACCTATAAAGCACTGAGCGCAGGACACGCGACTGTAACAGCAAAATCATAAACGCAGGAGGTAACTGGCATGGCTTATGCAGATTATGAATTTTACACAACTTCATATTTCGGTTCAGTCGTGCCAGAAACCGACTTTCCACGACTGGCAGAAAAAGCCAGTGATTTTATAGACACGATGACATTTAACAGACTGGTGGACGGACTGCCGACAAATGAACGCTCACAGAAGCGTATCAAAAAGGCGGTCTGTTCATTGGTTGAATTAATGCATCAGATTGAGCTTGCTGAGAAGAATGCTACCAATGCCGCCGTGAGTGGTACATCAACCACAATCGGGTCCGGTGGTAGCACGACAGGCATTGTAACATCTGTAAGTTCTGGCAGTGAATCCATCTCTTACGCAACGCCTCAGCAGATTGGGGCGAGCGCAAAGGAATGGAGTGCGGTGTATGCCGCCGCCGGAGATGTACAGAAAACGAACGACTTACTCTTAAAGACAGCTTTACCACTTCTGATGGGAGTAAGAACGGATGAAGGGATACCAGTATTGTATGCAGGAGTGTGATAGAAATGATGGAATTAAAACAGACAGTTGAAATGATGAACAGTGCAGATTACAAAGAACGCTTTAAGGCAGAGTATATGCAGGTGGTTATTCGATATAAGAAACTTGCGAATATGCTTGAAAGGTGGGACAAAGGAGAACTCCCATTTACTCCTACTTGTCCGAGAAGCACTTACAATATGCAGGTAAGAGCAATGACGGATTATATTGCTGTTCTGGAAGCAAGGGCAGTTATGGAAAAAGTTGATTTGGAGGTATGATTATGGACATTTCAACATTAGGCTCATGTATAGCAATCGTTATGATCTGCTACATTGTGGGAATGGGCTGCAAAGCGTCAAAAAGAATCTCTGATGAATGGATCCCGGTAATCATGGCAGTTATTGGCGGAATTCTCGGAGCTGTCGGGATGGGAGTTATCCCGGATTTCCCGGCAACGGATTATATAACAGCAGTTGCGGTCGGTATGTTTAACGGATTGTCAGCTACTGGTGTGAATCAGGTTATTAAGCAGACAGTACAGAAAGAATAATTAAGGAGAGGGTATCATGTACGAAAAAACGGTGACGATTTTTGACTATTACGAATCAGCCACGACAGGAGATGCGTACTGGTATCCTCATGTTTTATCCGGCGTTGACCTTATTACGGACAAGGGAGCAATCCTCAAAAAGTACGGACCAGACGCAACTGACAATGCACAGTTACACGTTCGATACACTGTCCAGAACGGCGATATAACCATTACTGATAAAGACGGCAAGATTCTCCCATGGGTACCGCCTAAAGAGTGGAAAAGGCAGATTAACAACGCTCTGGAAGACACTATCACATTCTCAGATGAGTCGTTCTTCTGGGAGGGTGAGTGGGCTGGTGGAACGGTATCTGATGGTGATTATCGGAACGGATTCTACCAGTACATGAACGAGAACAAGGACAACGTGTTTAAGATTACCAGTGTTGGCGGTCCGTATGCACTGATTCCACATTTTGAGATTCTGGGTAAGTAATATGAGTAAGATTCATCATTTCAAAGGATTCTCCATAGTCGATGGAGATATGAAAATAAAGCTGAATATGGACAGGTTCTCCAGACAGTACCAAGAAGCCCAGCATCTCCTTGATGGAATGGTCATGGACAGCATGATAGAGTTTATGCCAATGATTTCGGGAGATTTTATTGACCGAACAAGAGTCAAAAGCACATCAATGCAAGGGACTGGATTTGTATGTGCTGCGGCTGCTCCTTATGGACGTTTTCTTTATTTTGGAAAGACTATGGTTGACCCCGCAACAGGTAGTACATGGGCAAGACACGATGCGGAAAAGGTTCTTGTGAGCCAGTATTCCGGTAAGACGAATGCAAAAGAGAATCTTCAATATACAAAATCACCGCATACTCAGGCACAAGCTGAATGGTTTGATGCCGCTAAACGACAATATGGTGATACATGGCTTCGCAAAGTAAAAGCACAGGCAGGAGGTGGTAGACATGGCAGATAAGCCTATCGGAAAAGATGCAACTGGATATGAAATTCTGACAGATGCCATGAAAGCACTTCTGAACCAGTATCCGGGACTATATGAAAATGAAACAATCAAATTTGAGGAACTTGGCAAGGAATCAGGAATTGCGTTCTCGGCAGATAATGGAGCTTTGATCTATTCAGAAAAAGAAGATGTTTGTGGCGTGATGCACCAAATTTGTCAGTACCCATTTTATGTGGTATACCGAACAGCATCCGACAAGGAACGACAGAAGTTATCTGTTCAGAAGTTCCTTGACAATCTCGGCAAATGGATATGCCGGGAACCAGTTGTCATAAATGACTCTGAGACACGCTTAAATGCGTTTCCCGAGCTTTCGCAGGGGCGAGTGATAAAACGTATCACCCGTGATAACTCCTATGGTTTAGAGCCACAGGAGAATGGCGTACAGGATTGGTTATTGCCATTGTCAGTACGCTACGAAAACACTTATGAAGTAATATAACAAGTAACAACCGGCTATCAATTGGAGATAGTCGCTAACCTACACAGCCTTTTAAAAGTTATAGGCAGAAAGGACATTTCTATGGCAGTTACAGGCAAAATTGACCGTAAATATATGGCTCATTATATCGATGCAGGCTCCCTCTGCGGAGGACTGACACCGAAGTATGAGCGTCTTGGAAAAGATCTGGAAGAGTACAATGTAGAACTCAATCCGGATACCGAAACATCTAAAAACATTCTTGGAGAATCCACATTCAAACATAATGGCTACGAAGTTTCTTCTGACGCTGATCCGTTCTATGCAGACACCACCTCTGATCTGTTCACAGCATTACAGAAGATCGTAGATGGACGTCTCAAAGACGACAACCTCAAAACAAAAGCAGTTGAGGTTCATCTCTGGACAGAAGCCACAGCAGGGAAATATGAAGCATATCAGCAGGACTGCTACGTTGTGCCGACTTCCTACGGCGGTGACACATCTGGATATCAGATTCCATTTACCGTCAATTATACCGGCGAACGTGTAAAAGGAAAGTTTGATATCAGTTCCGGCACATTCACAGCTGACAGCGAATAATTTTTAGGAGGGTATAGAAAATGGCAAAAACAATTAACACAAACATTGATGATGGATTTCTTCTTTTTACATTCACAAACAAACAGGGTGAAGTGTTCTCTTCATTCAAACTGAATCCTACTGACATCAATATTGCGGCAAGAGCAGAAGAATTGGAAACTTTCTTTGAGCAGGCTCAGGAATCTGTTAAAAATGTTTCTTCCGGCAAAGAGATGGCGGAGATTAATAAGCAAATTGAGGACAAAATCAATTATATGCTCGGATATGAAGCATCTAAGGATTTATTCAAAGAACCAATTACCGCAACAACTGTTTTTGGAAATGGTCAGGTATTTGCCTATATCGTTCTGGACAAAATCAATGAAGCACTTGGCCCGGAAATCGAAAAGAGAAAGAAAAAAATGCAGGAAGCGGTTAATAAGTACACGGAAAAATATACAAAATGACCGCCTATGAGCTTCCCACCTCACTCAACATCAGTGGGGTGGATTTTTCTATCAGGACAGATTTTCGAGCGATTATTGATATTCTCATAGCCATGAATGACCCAGAACTGGACGAACAAGCGAAAGCGGTAGTTATGTTACAGATTTTGTTTGAGGACTGGCAAAGTATATCCCCGGAACATCTTACAGAAGCTTGTCAAAAAGCTTGTGAGTTTATTGACTGTGGTCAAGTTGATGATAGTCCGAATAAACCCAAGCCCCGTTTGATGGACTGGGAACAGGATGGAGATATGATCGTCCCGGCTGTAAACAAGGTTACCGGTAAAGAAATCAGAGCAGTACCTTATATGCACTGGTGGACGTTCTTTGGATACTTCATGGAGTCTGGCGAGTGCCTGTTCAACACGGTTGTTGGAATTCGTTCAAAAAAGGCAAAGGGCGAAAAACTCGATAAATGGGAAAAGAAATTCTATCAGGAAAATAAGAATATTATTGACATAAAAACACGTCTCAGCGATGAAGAGCAAGCGTACAAGGATGCGCTGAATGAGATGTTGAACCTCAAATAGTTAGGAGGTGGGCACATGGCTGCTGATGGCTCAGTCATTATTGATACCAGAATGGACACATCAGGCGTGCAAAACGGCGTATCAGCAATCAGGCAGTCTTTTAACGGACTTGGCAGCGTAGTAAAAAAAATAGGCGTACTGATTGGCGGAGCATTTGCGATTGGAAAACTGACGCAGTTCGGTAAGGAATGCGTAGAACTCGGCTCTAATCTGGCAGAAGTGCAGAACGTGGTCGATGTTACATTTACGACCATGTCTGATAAGGTTAATGAATTTGCGAAGAACGCAATGGCAACTGCTGGTCTGTCAGAAACCATGGCAAAACAGTATGTCGGAACGTTCGGAGCAATGTCTAAGTCGTTCGGATTTTCAGAATCACAGGCTTACGACATGTCAACGGCTCTGACACAGCTAACTGGTGATGTAGCATCATTCTATAACATTAGTCAGGACTTGGCTTATATCAAGCTAAAATCAGTGTTTACAGGTGAAACAGAAACACTCAAGGACCTCGGCGTGGTAATGACTCAGTCGGCCCTCGATCAGTTCGCGCTGGCTAATGGATACGGGAAAACCACATCCGCCATGACCGAACAGGAGAAAGTGGCTCTCCGCTTGGCTTTTGTACAGAAACAGTTGTCTGCCGCATCTGGTGATTTCATTCGAACATCTGACTCATGGGCGAACCAGGTCAGAGTGATGCAGTTACAGTTGCAATCTCTCAAGGCAACAGTCGGACAGGGATTAATCAATCTCTTCACTCCCGTTTTGAGAGTTATTAATATCTTGCTCGGTAAGTTAGCAACTCTGGCAAATGCCTTCAAGTCATTTACGGAATTAATCACCGGAAAGAAATCATCTGGCCAGACAGGCGCAAGTGGTGCAGGTCTTGTCGGAACAGATGCAATAGCTGATACGGCAGACCAATATGGAGATGCTGCCAACAATGCCGAAAAGCTGGCAGATGCGACAAATGATACAGCAGATGCAACTAAGAAAGCTACTAAGGCGGCAAAAGGATATCTTAGTCCTCTTGACGAAATAAATAATTACTCAACGGATAAAAGCACAGATTCATCGTCAAAAGTACCGGGCGCAACCGGCGGACTTGCAGATCAGATGAAAGATGCTGTACAAAATGTTGATTATGAAAAATTGGCAGAGGGTGAGACAGTTCTTGATAAGATGTTAAAGCCGTTAAATAAGATAATCAACAGATTTAAAGAACTAGCTAAATTGGTTGCAAAAGGATTCTGGGATGGATTAGGAGATTACGAACCAATTCTTGACGGAATAAAGAAGGATCTCGATTCTATATGGAAATCTTTAAAGGATATCTTTACTGATTCAGAAGTTACTAAAGCAGCAAATAATTTTCTTGATTCATTTGCATATGCAATTGGACAAGTTGCCGGCTCATTTGCCAGAATCGGATTAACAATTGCGCAAAACATTATAGGCGGAATCGAAAAGTTTTTAAAGCAGAACACGCAAAGAATAAAGAACTATCTGATAGATATGTTCAATATCGGCTCTGAAATTGCACAAATAGGCGGAAACCTTGCAGTTGCTTTTGCTGATGTTTTCTCAGTTTTCGGCGAAGAAACTGCGCAGCAGATTACTGCTAATTTAATCGGAATCTTTACTGAAATTGGAATGGTTCTTACGGAAACAGCCGCAAAACTTGGCAGAGACATCCTTAACATGATTGCGCAGCCTTTTATCGACAACAAAGACATTTTGAAGTCAGCAATTGAGGGCAGCCTCGGAGTAATAGAAACCGTAACAAGTAGTGTTCTAACAGTTATTCAAACCCTTAGTGACGTGATATCCAGACTATATGATGAGCATGTAAAACCGTTCTTTGATTCTATAGCGAATGGATTATCAAGCATATTTGAGACTCTGATAACTGGATACAACACCTATGTTCTTCCAGTTTTACAAGGACTGGCAGAACAGTTCAAGGGGCTATTAGAGGGACCATTAGGGGACGCAATTTTAAAGATAGAAACATTTCTCGGAAAACTCATTGATTCTCTGAAACTTCTGTGGGAGTCGGTGTTAGTTCCTTTAATTAACTGGATAATCGCGAATTTGCTTCCGGTTGTTGCAAAGATAATTGATGTTGTAGGCACCGTAGCGATAAAAGTCATAAAATCATTAATTAAAATAATTGGTGATGTAGCAGATACACTGAGTGGAATTATTGATTTTCTTGTTGGCGTTTTCACGGGAGACTGGGAACTGGCTTGGCAGGGAATAAAAGAGATTGCGGATGGAGCATGGAGTTTTATCAAAGATGTTGTGTCAGGTGCGTGGGAGATAATTAAAACCGTAACAAAAGGCGCGTTGAGTATAATAAAGAGCATCATCAGCACTGCTTGGAATGCGATTAAAGCATTGACTTCAACAATCTGGAACGCAATTAAAAAGACCCTTTCTGGTCTTTGGAACTCTCTTAAATCCACAGCCAGCACAGTATTTAATGCAATTAAAACTAAAGTTGTAGGCGTATGGGACAGCGTAAAGAACAAGACATCCCGAACATGGGAAAGCGTAGCTACGTTCGTATCTAATAAAGTAGAAGCGATAAAAAATGCTATCACTAATAAGTTTAATGCCGCCAGAGATGCAGTCAGATCTGCATTTGAAGGCATTGTGAATTTTATCAAAGCTCCGATTAATCAGGCAATCAGCATTGTTAATAATGCAGTTGGAATGATTAATAATGCAATTGGTGGAATTGAATCTGCATTTTCTTTTGGCCCTTGGACTGTTCCAACACCATTTGGTTCAAAGACTATTGGATTTCATGCAACATTTCCACGTATCGGAACCATCCCATATCTGGCCAGTGGTGCAGTTATTCCACCAAGGTCAGAATTCCTTGCGGTATTAGGTGATCAGAAGAAAGGCAATAACCTGGAAGCGCCGGAAAGCCTGTTGCGTCAGATCGTCCGGGAAGAGTCAGGGAAAGGACAGAATGACGGAAATACCTATAATGTTACAGTTAATGCATCTGGCAGAAAATTGTTAGATATTATTATCAGTGAAGCTGAAATGAGAAGAAACCGAAATGGGAAAAACCCATTTGAGTTAGCATAAAGGAGAAGATATGGCACAGGAACAATTCAAAATAGACAATGTTGTTATAAGAGCACCGGATAGTTACAAACCGGTGTTCGCAACCACATCTACGGAAGATTCTAAGAGAAGTCAGGATTTAGTTATGCATAATTCTCCAATGGGAACCATAGGTGGGTATGACATGCAATGGGGCGAGCTTACGTGGGCTGAAATAGCAACCATACTAAATACTGTGCTTAACAAAAGCAAATTCACATTCCACCATAAAGACCCTACTGTTCCGGGAAGATGGATAGACAGAACATTCTACGCATCAAATTTTAATATGGCTGCGCAAACTCTGAAAGATGGGGAAGAAAAGTGGACGGATTTGTCTATTAATGTAAGGAGGATTGAGCCGTTTTGATAAATGCATCTACTCAGTTAAAAGAGGAATCTCTTACAAACAGAAATTATTACGTAACAGCAAACGTTACATTATCAGACGGCACTACGCTCAAATTAGAAAAGAAGGACTTTTTTTTATCCGGAAACAGTCTTGTAGATTCAGCAGATTCTGGGGACTTCCCAGTGGGCGTGGCAATCGAAAAAACAGCAAGTCTGTCATTAGTGAATGACGATGGCCGCTTTGACAATTACAACTTTAACGGTGCAAGATTTGTCATTTTTCTTAATCTTCAGTTATCCAACAAATTAGAAGCTATAAAAAGAGGTACTTATGTTGTATCAAAAAAACCTGCGACAGCGAGCGAAATAAGTCTTTCTCTTTTAGATAAAATGCATAATACTGATAAGACGTATGATTCTAATTTGTCTTTTCCTTGCACTGTTAGAGAACTGCTTTCAGAATGTTGCCAACAGTGTAATATTACGCTTGGCGATGCGACATTCCCGAATTCGAACTTTCAGATTTTACAGTCGCCATCTAACACAACATATCGTGCGGTAATTGGAATGTGTGCCGGGATAGCTGGTGGAAACGCAAGAATTGACGAGAATGATCTGCTCAGAATTGTTACATTTGATAAGGCATTTACCAGCGCAATTATTTATGATGGTGAAACAGCAAAGGATTGGACAAATGGTGATGATTTGGACGGCGGTACGCTTAATCCATGGACAACGGGGACTGTGATTGACGGCGGTACGCTTAATCCATGGACAACAGGGACCGTGATTGATGGTGGTACATTAAGTAAAAGTGATTATCATACATTGTTTTCGATACAAAATTTGCAATATGATGTAGATGACATAGTTGTAACAGGTGTCAAATACATAGAAGACGAGTCAGAATATATGTCGGGTCGAGAAGGCTACGTAATCACGGTAGACAACCAGTTGCTGTCAGGCAATGCACAGGCGGGAGTCGAAGCTATTGGAAATCAATTAATCGGTTTGCGAATGCGTCCTTTCTCATGTGACGGAATTGCCAACGGATACGTCACTTTTGGCGATCCAGTTGAATTTATTGATACAAAGAATCGTGTCTTTAGATCATTTGTGACAGACATAGAGTTTGTGTTCGGTGGTTCAACAACATGGAGTTGCAATGCAAAGAGTGCTGAAGAAGATGCAAGTGAGTTTATTGGCGAACAGCAGGCAGTGGTAGAACAAGCAAAGAAAGATATAGAAAAGAAACTATCTGCCTATGACATAAAGCTCAAACAAATGAATGAGCTTGCAGCAAACACGCTGGGTTTCTTCTATACAGAGGAAATGCAAGAAGATGGTTCTGTAATTACGTACCGGCATGATAAACCTGCACTTGCTGATTCTAAAATAATTTATAAGACAGGTGTCGATGGATTCTTTTTGTCAGTAGACGGAGGTCAGACATGGAAAGCCGGCTTTGACAGTAATGGGGATGCTGTTCTGAATATTCTTTACGCCATCGGCATTCAATCAGAATGGATTAATACAAGAGGCTTCACAGCGAAAGACAATAAAGGGAATACGACATTAAGAATAGATGCCGACACAGGTGCTGTCACATTAGAGGTTGAAAGCTTTACGCTAAAAAGTAGAACTATTGAACAGATCGCCAAGGACGTTGTGGCTGGGACAGTTCAAAATAATGTGACTATCCCGAACTATTATGGCACGTATGTACCAACATTGCAGAACTATCCGGCATCTGAGTGGAAAAGTGAAGAATATGAAAAGCATGACGGCTCGATTTTCATGAACTTCTCTACAAGTCAGGTATATATGTTTTCTGGGACTGATGGCGCTTGGCGGGAACTGGACACTGGAAAAATTGTCAATTTTGAAAGAGTTTTTAACGCTCTGACAGACAATGGCAAGCAAGAGGGAATTTATATGCAGAATGGACATCTGTATGTAAATGCTTCCTATATTAAGTCCGGCCAGATTTCAGCTGATTTGATTAATCTGAAGAACATCAACGTTACAAACAGTTCTGGAGTATCAACATTTGCGATTGATAACTACGGAAATGTTACGCTCAGGCCTAATACATTTGCGTTAACAAACGGTGATACAATATATAGTATTGCGGAAGATAAAGCTTCGACAGCGTTATCTAATGCAAATCGCTATACAGACAAGGCACTTAGTGATCTCGACATAGGAAAAATGTCTAAACAAGAGATTATTGATGTGCTAAGTGATAATAGTAGTAATAAAGGTCTGTATCTAGTAAATGGCAATGTGTACATGAATGCCGATTATATTAACACGGGTGAATTAGCAGGATGGAAAGTTGGAATTAAAAAGCTTTCAGCAAGTGGCACATATGGAGAAGTAACGCTAGACGCTTCAACTGGAGAGATCTATTCAGAGACGAATACAGGAGTATATGTGCCGGGGTACGGGACGTTGTATGGAACGCGAATTAGAGGAATCAATCTTTATACAGGAACCGTACACGCAAGCTCAGTCTCGGTTGGTACCAGTGTTTCGGCGGACAGTATTTCGGCATCAAAAAAAGTTAAAGCAGGAACGCACGTAGAAGCCAGTGGTCATTTCTATAGCGTTGGAACGGGAACGGATCTTGCAGATGCTTCTATCAGAGGGAGTTTGACAGTAAGAGGGACAAAATCAAGATCAGTTTCGACGGTAGACTATGATGAGCAACTCTTTTACTGCTATGAAATGCCAACTCCATTCTTTGGAGATATCGGTGAATCTGTAATATCGAATGACGGGACTTGTATGATTGACATAGATGATATCTTTCAGGAATCTGCAAATGTCGGCATTAAATATTATGTGTTCTTGCAAAAAGAAGGAGAGGGCGACTGCTGGATAGCTGAGAAAGAGCAGAATTATTTTATTGTAAAAGGAACTCCGGGACTTAAATTTTCGTTCGAAATCAAAGCAAGACAAGCTGAATATGAGCATATGCGATTTACTGACCCGGGAGATACGGCTTATACAGACGCAAGAGATATAGAAATCCCGGAACCAAATTATGAGTCAGAAGAAACAGAGATCTCGGAACCAGATTATGAATCAGAGCTTATTAACGACAGATTAAGCATTATCAATCAAATGGAGGTAATATCATGAAGAAGATTTTAACAAGTTTTATGAACCTTAGTACCGGAGAAGGAAGCCGCATTGCTTACACCTATTCAGAAGTAGACGAAAATACAGGAAGTATTATCAGCCAGAATAATAAGGGCAATTTCCTTGTAATGGATGACAATGTACAGAAAAATCTTGATTCTGTAAAGAATTACATAAGGAGCAGTTTCCTTTCATAAGGAGGTAAATCTAATATGGCTGACACATATACAATACAGTTCCGGCGCGGTATGTACGCCGATTTTGATACGTCAAAGGTTCGCCCCGGGGAACCTGTCGCAATCCTTGGTAATGACCCGTCCATTCCATCTGGCAAAGCCCTGTACATTGCATTTGCAGCCAATGATGTAAGACGCTTGTGTTCAATCGAAGACATTTCAGAAATGGTCAACGCTGGAGAATTTACTGGACCGCAAGGTCCTAAAGGTGAAGTGGGTGCAACGCCTATATTTACAATTGGCCAAGTCGACACGCTTGAAGCAGGACAACGCGCTACTGCATCAATTGTAGGAACAGCAAAAAATCCTGTGCTGAATCTTGGCATTCCAAGGGGTGCCTCTGGTAGTGGTTCAGTGAGCGAAGAAGTGATAAATCCGTACAAAGGGAAGACAATTGTGGCGTTTGGTGACAGCATTATGGCTGGCTGGGGATGGAAAGAAGGCACCGGCGTCGTGCAGCCGTTAAAAGAAAAATATCCAGATGCCACTTGGATTAATGAAGCCGAATCTGGCGCGAACTTTGCCATTACATCCAACCCAGAACGCACACCGATCGTAACGCAGATTAGGAGTTACACTGGTGCAGCTGATGCGATCATTTTTGACGGTGGAGTTAATGACATCAATAATAGTATTCCAATCGGATCAATCGAATCTGGATATGATGCTTCGTATAATACGGCTACGTTTTGTGGCGCATTTGAGAGTGCACTACAATACATTATGGATACGTACCCTTTGGCTGTTAAGCTGTACATTATTCCGCACAGTTTCGCGAAAGACAACTCCTATATCAATAGTATTATGTCGAAAGCAATTGAGATTTGTGAAAAATGGAATATGCCATATCTTGATATGCGTAAGTATGCCCAGATTGCAATGACATCTAAAAACAAAGGCAAATATACGCGAAACGCGAATAGCGGGGTTGGTGATGGTGTGCATCCTACGGAACCATGGTATCGTACATTCTACAGTCCTGTTATTGATCAACAACTTCAGTTTCTTGGCGCAGGACGTGTCGCTGCATCCGTAACTCCGACTGTTGTTCCTGTGACTGGCGTATCTCTCGATAAGAGCACATTAAATATACAAAAGGGAGAAAGCGTAACATTAGTAGTTACCGTAAGACCTTCTGACGCAACGAATCAATCAGTTAATTGGAGCACAAATAATTCAAATGTGACCGTCAGCAATGGAATGGTGACTGGAAAAACTGCCGGCACATCTGTAGTTACAGTCACAACAGATGATGGCGGATATACGGCACAGTGCACTATTAATGTTACTGAGAATACAATTGAACCTGGTGAGAGTCACACGGAATTAGAGTCACTCAGCGTTGACGGAAACTGTTATTTTAACACAGAAATCTTGCCTGATCAGAACACGAATACAGAGACAAAGCTATATATCAAATCAGGGACGATGTATATCTGTGGTGCAAGAGATAATAACTACAAGTACGGCTATACAGTGACGGATAACTTCTATGCTGTTAGAGGTGGGGTATCCAGCGCGGCAAAAAATGCTCCATACTGGGAAGATGTCTGGGTTATCAAGCAGAACAGAGCAACTGCAACATTTGGAAACAATACGGTCAATTTAGATGAAGTAGGGAACTTTGTTTTGACAAGTCCATTTTACATTGGTTGTATGAGTAAAAATGGTGAAGCTGCTGGTGCTGGGTTGAAAGGAAAAATATATTACTCAAAGATTTATTCTGGAGGTAATCTTGTAGCAGATATGATCCCTGTCAAAAAGTCGGACGGAACGCTTTGTTTGTATGACAGAATTAGAAATAAATATATCTATAAGTCTGACACAGGAATGATAACAGAGTAATTGATAACGCGGTATCTGAATCACTAGGTCAGATTATAATGAAACAGTAAAGACAATCTACACGATAATGCAGGAGGTACAATGATGGCAGAATATAAAGGCATAGACGTTTCGGCGTGGCAGGGAGTTATTGACTGGCCCACCGTAGCAAACTACGGTATGGATTTCGCTATCCTACGAATCACAGAAAAGGGCAATGTTATTGATAGTACATTTGAAGCTAATTATAAAGGCTGTACTGCCAATAGTATTCCTGTCGGTGTTTACAAGTATAGTTATGCAGTCAATGTTTCAGAAATTCAATACGAAGCAAAAAAAGTGATTGAAGTCCTGAATGGACGAAAATTGGATTATCCTGTATTTTTGGATATTGAAGATAAGTGTCAGGAAAGTCTGTCAAAGCATCTTATGACGCAGATGATTAACGCGTTCAGAGAAATCATCATTAAAGCTGGTTATCAGTTTGGCATTTATTGCGGATATTCCTGGTACCAAAATCAGCTTCCTGAGGATGCAAAAAAATATGATTGTTGGTTAGCTGCTTACCCATCACAGGATGATGGGACAATGCAGATCAGATTAAAACCTGCTGCTGGTATTGGCTGGCAGTATTCCAGTAAAGCAAGGATACCAGGGATCGCAGGAGTTGTGGATAGAAATGTATTCTATAAAGATTACAAGGGGAAAGATAAAGTGAAGAAAACAAAATTACAGATTATTCATGCGATAATACATGATGCAGTTGAATTTGCGGTAAATATTGCAAATGACAATAACCATGGTTACAGTCAGAAAATCAGAAGTCTGTATGAGATTGATGATCCTAAATCATTTGACTGCTCAAGTCTAGCGTGTACAGCATATTACTATGCATTCCTAAAAAATGGACTGACCACGCAAGCGAGATACTTGAAAGAACATTGTAGCTATACAAGAAATATGCTCAATATGTGCAATTGTGGTTTTGAAGTTGTAGCAAGAAATCAGACAGCACATGCGCAGATGCAAAAAGGTGATCTTGAATTAAATGTAACTCGTCACGTCGCTATGGCGATTGATAGAGATAATATTGTACATGCAAGGTCATCCGAAGGAACTACGAATACTGTTGATGATTCTGGTAATGAAATCAGAACACAGCCGTGGTACCTGTACAGTCATGGCTGGACTCATCGCCTGAGATTTACCGGCAAGGGCATTGATTTTTCCGGACTGGCTGGTACGACTACCAGCAAAACTGAAACTACTACAAAATCTAATACTACACAGACAAAGGGGGAATATATGTTTAATCCAGAAACAGTAAAAGCAGGAGATAAAAACACATCTGTGCTCCTCTTACAGGAAATTTTAAGAGCCAGAGGCTTTAAAGGCAAAAACGGCAAAGCCTTGAAACTTACATGGACAGCAGATGCGAACACGATTTGCGCTCTGAGAGCTTATCAGGAATCCAGGGAAGAAGTTCTGGAAGTGGACGGAATCTGTGGACCCGCCACATGGAAAGATTTGATTGCCATATAAAAACATCCCGGGGTTAATTCCCCGGGAACTTTATTTATAAACATATTTAGTATCACTTCGGAAATTTTAGACCGTTATCGTTAGTCACACGTTAGTCACAAATAAAAATATTATTTCCTAATATAATAGTGCCCAAAACGCTGTATTTACAGGCATTTGCGCAAATTCTCAATTCCTATTTGTTGGTCACAAACAATAAAATTAGAATAATGAAAATGAAATGAGGGAAATCCTTGCAAAATCGCTGAAAACATTGATTTTAATAGGGTTTCCGGCATTTCGATAATGATATTTCGGTTGTTTTAGAAAGATTAAAATGGGTTCCGTTAGTCACAGTTAGTCACAAATGGAACTTTTATCTTTTCTATTTCTGTCTGAAGTTCTTCCAGTGTCCTGTGGCCGTACACAGCATTTGTAACATCTCCGCCAAAAGAGTGGCCGAGCATTCGTTTACGGTCATTTTCACGAACACCATATTTTTCACATAACATGGAAAAGGTGTGCCGACAATCGTGCGGCGTGTGTTTCGGATTGCCAACTATTCCTAAGCGTTCCAGTGTAGGATAAAACAACGCTTTTCTATGATGTTGCTGAGTATATACGCATAGTTTTCCATCTTGTGTCAGCACTTTCTGTTCAACAAAATGATACACAGCAGAATGTATCGGAACAATTCTGTTTTTACCGGCTTTTGTTTTGATTCCGCCTTGGAAGTATTTCTCTTCTAGGTTGGTTGTAAGTTTTAGCACTTCACCGATTCGCCAGCCAGAGTAACACATAATAAGAATGAGCTGCACTTCTGGATCGTCGGTATTATTCCACAGTACCTGCATCTCCTGATCAGAAAATGGTGTTCCATGTTCGGTATCATTATCGGCATTGACATGGACATATAATGCCTTATTTTCTGTTACGATTTCTGAGTATACGGCATATTTGTACATCTGCTTGAACAGAGTCAAAATAGCCATCTGGCTTTGCTTTTTCAGCTTACAATCATCAATAACCTTTTGCATATCAGGAGCCTTTAAATCTTCGAATATGCGATTGTGCAGAACAGTACAGTTCGTATAAGCTGTCCGGTATGCTTCTTTTGAACTATATGACAGTTTTGTCCCCTCTGGGAACTTCCACGCATAAAACTGTTTATATACCTCTGAGAACGTCAATTTCTTGATTTCCGGGTGTTTATCCTCTACGCCCTTGATTGTATTGTAGTCAGCAATCAAACGGCTTATAAGGGTGTCTATGTCGGTTGTAGGAGATACCTCAAGAGTCCGTTCCATGCCGGGCTGATACGTGCCGGCTTTGTATGCTGTCAGGACAGTGAAACCTTTTATCCAGTCATCCACGTAGCAAATTGCCGGCGGACGTTTTAGTTTACCATTATCGCCCAGTGTAGCTGGTGGATGCACTGCGAAACAGTTTCTCCGGTTCTTGCCAAGATACCGAATAGAGCCAAAGTTATTCGGAAGTTTTGGATATTTCTTTCTTTTCTTCGCCATTTTTATTCCTCTTTTCTTTACGTAGTTGTTTTTAGGTATAAAAATAACAGCCGAACAAATTTTCTGTCTTGTTCGACTGCTCCGAAGATGATACAATATGTTTTGCCAGAATATAGCATCTCTTCGGAGATGTATAAACGCCGTCTCGGTACGCCAATGCCGGGGCGGTTTTTATTTAATTATGTGATTTCCAATTTACTCTCATTACAATTCCTACAATCCAATAAATTCCACCAGTGAAGATTCCTAAAATAAAAATCCAAAACCAACTTAGATACCATGGCATTTTCCGTTTTATATACGGCGCACCTGAGCTCGCCGCTGAGGACGCAGAGGAAGATGCGGAATTATTAATGATGATATCTCTATTATTAGAAGTCAACTGCTCTACTTGTTTTCCACACTTAGGACACACTACACAGTCGTCGTCAATAAGTTCTCCGCAGTGCTTACAATATTTTTTCTTTTCATTCATGATAAACACCCTCCTGATATGTTTTCGCCACGCTTCGCACTTTTTATGCGGATTATGTATTTTGTACCGCTGATTTTGCAATATTATGTAAAGTACGGTTATTCGTGGTATTTTTATTTTATCATTTTAAGAGCATATTGTAAAGATTTAGAACGAAATAGAGTGATTTAGATGAAAAAGAAATGTTTTAAGTGCTTTGTACTTCTCTTGCTGATCTATAAGGTATTTAGTCTTGTACATATCCCACAAAAGATAATTTCCAGCAATAATAATCAGAAAGATATGCAGATAGTTCATTCGTATATAGTATATCAGGACCATTCTGTCCAGAAGTGTCCGCATACAGACGATAGTAGTGGAAAAGTTTGCGATCTCGCATTTTTCCTCTGCAAAAGCATAATTTTCTTTGAGATTGTAAAGTTTATGTATGAAATAACGAAAGTTCATGTATATCATTGGCAGTTGCCAAGAGTCGGAATAGGTGGTATAATAGCAAAAGTGAACTAATGTTCGGTTCTATTTCCCACAATCCGAACATATACTATAGTGTAGGCGGTAGTTGTGACAGGGAGGGTTATTATGGATTATAAGAAGGAAATTATTGAACTAATAGAAAACTGCGATAATATTCACTGGCTGAAAACGATATACGCATACATAAAAAGATTAATAGGATAGTAAAGAAAAAGACAAGGGTTTGCGCATTGCCCTTGTCTTTCTTTTTTACTTATTTGAAATCATGTCAATCAGTTCTTCAAGTTTATTCCATCCGTCATCGTCTAATCTGGCTAATGCAGATACAAGACGGTGCCTGAATGAATCTTCGCCGGATTTCTGTATATCCGCGAGCATTTCTGCAATTTCTTCATCTTTGCTCTTTGGAACGAGCATACTTCCTTTTCCTGTTCTGAGCCATTCTTCATTTACTCCATTATTTACCAACATTATTACATGCTGGTCTGTTACTTTTCTGCGACCTGATTCAATATCAGAAACGCCAGACTTTGTAATTCCAAGAAGTTCTCCGAATTTCTCTTGACTAAGATTCATTGCTTTGCGCAGTTCCTTTATTCTGTCGTTCATAATGCCCTCCTTTCATTTAATACTATACCACCTCTGCGCGGAAATGTAAAGAAGAAAAGTTCGCAAACCGAACAAAAAACTGTTGACAAGGTTCTTTATGCGTGATATTATATACGCATACCGAACAAGGAGGTGAAAAACAGTGAAGCGTAAGAAAAAAGAAATCGACAAAACAATTTCTGACCTATGGAATCGTATCTGGGATTTACAAGACCAGACAAACAAAATCAAGAAAGCAGTTCTGACAGGTGAAAAAGGTGATTTAAAGATGCCGGAAAGAAGGATTGTTCCTCCAGATGAGCCTATTCCGTTTGGCGGGACAGTAGATATGGACTGTATCTTTGAAAAAGAGCCATGTGAGCAGGTAGATGTTGAATTTTCGGTAAAGGAATTATTACAAATGTATACACATTATGTAGATTCGCTATCTACCGACACACATGTTTTAGCAGTTATTTCAATAATTGCTCTAATAATTGCAATAGTGGCTCTGATTGTATAGAAATTGAGAAAAGACCGGTAATCAGCGCAATGATTGACAGAACAGTTGTTATCCAAAATCTGGATATATCTTGAAAATATGCTTTCATGGCGACTTCACCCGCTTGCGTGATTTCATATGCGTGATCTTGCGACCTTGAACGCATAAAGCACTTTTTACCGAAAAGGTATCTGCAAGCATCTGCTTCACGCTGATTACCGGGAGTAAATCCACAATTTCTTAAAGCTTTTTTCAATATTTTGTATTGATATCTTGTTATCAAATGAGCACCTCCTTTACAGGAGAGTATATCACAAGAAAGGAGTGAGTGCATGTCTGAAAAAGAAAAAAGAATCGTTGAAAAGTTGAAAAACGCGATTCCTAATATGTCAGAATTTGACAAGGGTTACATTCTCGGTAAGACAGAAAGTTTTTCTGAGAAGAAAGATGATTCTGACCAGAAAGAAGAAGCTAAGAAAGGAGTATAAATGAACGAATTACAGATTTTTAATTCAGGGGAATTCGGAGAAATTCGAACAATAGAAATTGACGGGAAACCGTATTTTGTTGGAGCTGACGTTGCGAAAGCACTTGGTTACAAGGACACGGTTAATGCACTTAAGCAGCATTGCCGTGGGGTGGTAAAACACCACCTCATAGATTCTCTCGGCAGGAATCAAGAAGCGAGTTTCATAACAGAGGGAGATTTGTACCGATTGATTATGAAATCGAAACTTCCATCGGCAGAGAAATTCGAAGCGTGGGTTATGGATGAAGTTCTTCCAACAATTCGAAAGACAGGTTCTTATCAAAAACCAATGACCATAGCAGAACAAATTCAGCTCCTGGCTCTTGGTAATCAGAATCACGAAGAACGAATCGAGAAACTTGAGAATACCATGACTATTGACTATGCACAGCAGGAAGCTATTAGGGACTTAGTGTCAAGTGTCGTAATTGCTCACCTTGGTGGGAAAGAATCAAATGCTTACAAGGAAATTGGCAAGAAAGTATTTGCTGAATGCAACAGGGATATAAAGACTTACTTCACAGTAAATGCCCGCAATAACATTCCTAAGCTGAGATTTGAAGAATCTATGGAATATGTCAGAAATTGGCATCCATGCACCAATACAGTAATGATGATACGTGACTGTAACGCTCAAATGAGTATCAGTTAGAAAAGAGGTTTATATGAGTGCAGTTGATAACTACGTAGAGCAGAATGCACAGGTTCATCAGTTCGCCGCAGAGGTTGCGAGAATCATATCAGGCATTCCACAGATGCCGGAGTTCTCGTCAGAGAATATGACCGTAGCCGACGCGAGTCAACTGATCGGACTTCCTATTACAGCAATCCGGGCAGGGATTGTGTACGGATGGTTGCCGATTGGCGTGGCTGTGCAGAATAACAAGCCAGCAAAGAGTCTTTCCGGTGGACGAATTACTTACATTATAAGTCCCAGAAAGGTTTATGAAGTAACTGGTCATGTCTGGAAAGGCAAAGAGGCTCTCAATAAGTGAGTGCCCCGGAGGGAGCTGGAACCTCCACCCCGGAGCTTTGCACCACTAAAACGCCTTAGTGGATAGATACATTATAGTTCTCTATCTGCTAATTGTAAAGACAAATAATGATAAATAAGGAGAAATTAGCACGATATGAGTGAAATTAGAAACGAAAATCAGCCAACATGGGCTGACATCGAAGTAGCACTTGCTACTGAGATTGTCGAGGAAAGCAAGAAAAAGTCAAAAAGATGGTTCACTGCATGGATTGTGACAGTTGCC